TGGATAATACCTCGTATGTTTTAGGTATATCATTCTTACTGGGTTCGTAACCTTCGTCATCAAAACAAACGGCAGGATCAGGAAGTTCCACACCGTGGTTTGTTATGCTATCCATTACGTTGTGGTTGTCTCTTCAGCTTTGATTGCCGCTATTTCTTTTTCCGAAGCTGTGTTACGGCGGCCAAGTTTAACATTACCAGACTTTCTTTCAAACTCTTTTGCTGCTGTGTCAAAATCATTCTCAACTAAAGCTTTTACAAACTTAGGAAATTTTGTAATTGATCCGACATTATACGTATAGTCAGCCAATAAATTTAATTTTCTGTCTGAGAGTTGGTTAGGGTCATAGCCCATTGTTTGTAAATCCCTGTCCGTTCTTTTTAAAGCTTGACTAAAACTTAAACCAAACAATTGTTTTTGTTGATCCGTAGTTAAAGCGATATCTGTATTATCCTTCACAAATTTAGTTGCTTCTTTTCCGCTTAGTCCGGCAGCACCTGCTAAACGACTGGCAATGTTTTCGTCAAGACCAACACTTGTTAGCTCACTGATAATTTGATCAGGACTTTTTTCTTTCATATCATAACCAGCACCCACAGTCACTCCACTTGTTTTTGTGGGGTGATGTAGTTTTTCACTGCCTGGTCCTACTTCTTGTTCAAAGGTAAACTTACCTTGGTCACTTACTAATCGTTCCATAAATTCTCTCTCCTTTTTACTTTGTTCAAAACCTTTATTAAGGTTCTGTTGAATATCTACTAGTTTAAGTGTTTCCTCACTGGGAGGTGTGATAATCTCATCTTCCGCCGAAGGGGTAATTGTTTTAATTATATCCTGAGTTTCAGTTCCTAGTCCAGCAATATTAGTCGTTGGTTGAGTCATTGGTTTCTGTACAGCTAAGTTTGCTGCCTGTTTAAACTCTTCAGCTGCGGCAACATCAGGTCTAAAGAAGTTAGTTGGTGGTGGTTGTTGTACGGTCCCACCTTCTTGAAACTTTTGTTTGTCAACTAATTTTAAAAGATCCATGACCACCTTTGCTGTAAGGCTATCGTTTTTTTCTTTTTTTCCTTCTTCAATCTTAGCCGCCTCAACCATGGCATCTATATCAATCTGCTTTTCTTTCAAGGCTAATTCTTTTTCCTCCATCATTTTTTTATTTTCTACAGATTGTTTTTGTATGTCTAGGTTTTGTTGCTCTATGCTATCCAGTCCGCCTTGCGCTGCTAACTGGTTCGCCTGTAAAATCTGTTTGGCTGACTCTGCCATAATCATAGTTAGACTAGCGCCTTCATCAACTTGACCCTCCTGTGCTTTCATGAGTCCACCCATCTGTTCTTGGAATCGAAGAACCATGTGTTCTCTGACGTTAGCCATGATAATCGGTTCAACCATTTTCATAATCGGGTTGGCACCATTAAGCGGGTCTTGCAAGTAGGCGGTCTTCACGGCGATGTGCGCATCGTGGTCTTGTCCGGGAAAGGCTTTGATCGGCTGTCCCCGTGTAGCTGACATGATATCGGCGAGAGGGTCCTGTTGCATAGCCTGTTGGGGCGCATTGATGAACCTATCGGGATTATCAACATTAGCCGCAGCAAGTACCGCTTTGTTTATCTCTGGCATGTTAAAAGTTCCTGGTGGTGACTGCGAAGATAGTTGTAACATCAGCTGCGCTTGGGCGAGTCTGTGTGAGTTCGATGGTATGTTTGGGTCACTAACAGGAACCACATCGATACGTCCATCGAAATCTTGCTTGAATATCTCGGCAGACTGTCCTATAATATCATAAGGATAAGCTGTTGGTAAAAACTCATGGTTTATTCGAGCTAATATTTTAAACTCGTCCTTTTGGGACTTGTGGAGTCGTTTGTGAATTGCTGAAAAGAACTTACCTGATGCTTCTAATAATGCTAATGTCGTGCCAACCGGTCCATAATTCGTTGCGTCAGACACTACTTGATCTGTCGTGTCAGCAAATTTCTGGCCGGCAGTGGCTACAAAGCCTAACATCTGATAGAGAGTCTGAGATGGTTCTTTATACGGAAGAGGAACTATGGACTTGCCCAAGTCTAAACCCGTTGACTCAACATCACGAAACTCCCCCGGCATTATCGGAGAATTATCGCCGACAACTCTAACACCTCTGGCTTTAAAACCACCGGGTAAATTAGAGAACTGGCCTGCATCAATCAAAGCTCTCATAGCTGCCGTTGCCGACATGGTAAGATTACCAAGGAAATGAATTAACCCTAGTCCGTAAAATCCAAAACCCGGTACAAACTTATAACTAACAAAGTGTTCTCTTTTTACAAATCGTGAATCTCCATCGTTCCAGTTACGACGAATACTTAGAACTTTCTTTGAACTTTTATCCACAGTCACAATGTACGGATAGGCTACACCAGTTGGACTATTAAATGGTTCTGGTAAATCTAAATACAGATGTTGTTCAAGGAGTTGATAGCTTGGGTCATATGGGTTTTCATCGTATGCCGATAGTCCCATAATCTGTTCTGCTTTAGATGTAATTGATCCTCTGTCGGTTTGTTCGGGATCACCAAGATCAAGTTCACTATACATACCGGCATCCATATCTTTTCGTAAATCATTTTCGCTACGATAAATAACATGAGTGTATCTATCGGCACGTCTAAGATCAGAAACAAGATTAGATACATGGAACTGGTCAATAGGTATGAACTCGGATATTGGTCGTCCTAATGTTTCATCATAATAAACTTTCTTAACTGCCGTACCGATTAATGGTAGGTGAAATAACATTTTCTCAAACTCATCAAAATACTCTGGCATCTCTTCAGTAAGTTGATAGTTCATAAAATCTTTTACACGTTGTGCTTGTTTTTCTTTATCTGGAGTTTGTGCCCCAACTACTTGAGTTTTAACTGGACCTTTACTTGGAAATAATTCTTGTGATGCCTTTGATTGAAACTTAACAGCATTCTCAATAATTAATGGGTGGGTAGCTGTACATGCACCATCAAATGGTTCTGTTGTTTCTTCTAGTTTAAGTCCGAGTAAATCAAAGCCTCGTTCAAAGGTTTGCTCCCACTCTTCTCTTGATTCTTTGTCTGATTGATAGTTATCTAAAACTGTAGTAGATATGTCTTCAAGCTGGTCTTCTTCCATCAAGTCAGCAAGGTTCATGTAAAAGTCCTCACTGATAGAGGCTAACATTTTACCACTATCTTCATTTAAAGCCATCTCAACTTCACCCGTTGTTGGGTCTACATTGACAGCTAAATCTTCTTCTTGTTCTTCGTTTATATTTACATCAATACCTAAAGCTTCAGACTGTGTATTAAGCTTGTCTTTAGCTACATCAATTGGTGCCGTTATGTCATTGGGATTCTTTTCTATTGCCATAATTAATTAGATACCTTCCAGTAGGTTGCCTTATTTTTTTTATAAGTGTTGTCATTATCACTATAATACGGATCATGGGGATGTTGCAAGTGCCAAGAATCTTTCATATAGTGTATCGCCATTACCATCGCATCCACTTGGTCATCATGTGCCGCATTCGGAAAACTGACGGCTTCATCAAATAATGTTTGTGCCCACAGTTTATTTGGCAACCATACTCGACCTGACTCTACCAAGGGTGAGGCAGCATAGGCTCTCGCTACTTTATCACGATCAGGAGTATATTCAAGTATTGGTAATCCTGCTCGTCGTAAATCTTGTATCAACGATTGCCCACTGGCTTTCTTCTCTATTATTATAATGTCTGGGTCGTGTTCATCAAATGCATCTTGTGCATTACTTCGTAACTCTGGATATTCAAATCGGCCTCGAACATTACCTAATAAAATTAAATTACCGATATCTCGTTCAACTCCGTCACTATCTGTTTCGGTTGTAACAAAGATACCCCACGTTTGAATAACACTATAATCTGCCGTTGTTCTGGTTGAGAATGCTGTATCCAAAGTTTGTATTACAAAATCACACTGTGGTGGTTCGGCTTCATCCCAAATTCTAAACCACGATTTTTTAAGAATACCACCTTCATCTGGCACTGGGTTTTGCATATATAAAGATTCCCAATATCGTGAACCGTTATGTCTACGAATCTCTGCTTCATCGTTTTCTAATATTTCTCTTGGTTTCCATTCAGGAAAATAAGATTCACCAACAGGTAGATTAAGAATTTTACTACTACTATCATCAACCCATGCCGGTATTCGTATAACTTCCCAGTTCATAGCTTTGTCTGTACCATCACCTTGACTGGATAATAACCAACCACAAATATCATCTTCGTGATATCGTGTATTAATAATAACAATAGAACCATTCGGCATAAGTCTTGTTCGTAAACCAGCTGGATACCATTCTTTAATGTAGCGACGACCCGCTTCACTAAATGCATCTTCCTCTGACAT